GTTATAATGACATCACCAAAACAGACTTCACTATTCACGAAGGATCAATTGATATCCTTACAGGAGGATTCCCTTGCCAACCTTATTCATCAGCAGGAAAACGACTCGGGAAAGCCGATGAAAGACATCTCTTTCCGGAAATGTTACGATGCATTAAAGAGGTCAAACCAAGATACATCGTGGGCGAGAATGTTCGTGGACTTGTTAGTTGGGGGGGGGGATTGGTATTCAACGAGGTGTGCGATGATTTGGAAAGGGAAGGCTATGAAGTGCAACCGTTTCTTATTCCAGCTTCAGGTGTCGGAGCAAGACATCAAAGACAAAGAATATGGTTTATTGCCAACTCCAAATGCTCAAGATTGGAATACAGGAGTGAAAATAGAAACATATCAAAAGAGAAAACAAAAACATTTAATGAAGGGTGTAATGCTTCAAAAGAGTTTAAGGCAAATGGCAGCAGATTTGACAATAGTTGGACAATCAACGAGAAAACTGAAAGTATCATTTGTAGAGGAAATGATGGGTTTTCCCACAAATTGGACAACATTACCTTTTCTAAATGGAGAAAAGAATCAATCAAAGCCTACGGAAACGCAATAGTACCGCAAGTTGCTTATCAGATTTTTAAAGCAATAGAGAAGTTTTAAAATTCTTTGTAGATTTGTCATGTTATGTACGAGATAACATTTAAAATTTTTGCCCTAGGTGGCGTTAGAACTCGTACTTCTAGCAAAACCGATGGGCTTTTTTTATTCTTATGAATCATAATTGGTTTGCAGTCCTTCCTGCACAGGTTTTATTAAGCAAGGTGCTTACAGATAAGCAAAAGTTATTAATAGCTTTGATATCTAATTTAAGTAACGAAAGAGGCTATTGCTTCGCATCAAACAGGTATTTAGGTGAATGTTTAGATTGTGGTGAATCTACGATTAAAGACCACCTTAAGAAACTTGAGGATATGAAAATCCTAGGAAGGATTATTAAGCTAAAAGAAAATGGTGATTTTGACTTTAGATCCCTTGTAATTAACATAGAGATACCTAGGTCAGAAAACAAACCCACCTCAGCCAGAAAATCGGCTAACCCCTCAGCCGAAAAACTGGCACATAATAATATAGTTATTAATAATATAGATATAATACCTAATAAGATATATAACGACAAACAATCTTTTGTTTCTAGGCTAGATGAACTAAAGGATAAACTAGGTAACCAATATGATTCTTTTTTATCTTACTGGACAGAAGAAGATGCAAAAGGAAAGATGAGATTCCAAGACCAAAAATTCTTTGACATAAGTAGAAGAATAGCTACATGGGTTAAAAACTCTAAAAACTTTGAACCAGTAGCAACACAAAACACCAAAATAAAACTAAAGTAATGCAAGTCATTGACCTACCTAAAAACACAGAGATTGAACGCAATATCCTAGGCTCGTTATTAATCGACAAAAAATCTTTGTCATTAGTAATCAACTACTTAAAAGAGGATATATTCTACGATTATAAGCATAAGCTTGTATTTAGAACGATTAGAGATATGTACGATAAGAATATCCCAATAGATATTACTACACTCTACCAACGCATCGTAGATGCCAAACAAACGGATCAAGTAAATGCCTACTACCTTTCTGAGCTTACTAAAGATGTGGTATCAACTGCTCACCTAGAAACCCATATAGAGTTAGTAATAGAACTCTATAAGCGTAGGATGTTGGTGGTGCTGGGTGGAGAGCTTGTGGTTGGGGCGACCAATGGCGAAGAGGAAACGATAGACTTCATGGCTGAGGTATCCAAAAAACTCATTCAGCTACAAGAGTTTGGGAATATCTACGAGAAAATGATGGAAGATATTATTTTATCAATCAATTATTCTCGTGATATGGCTCAAAAAGGAGGTTTATTGGGCTATAATACAGGTTTTAATGAGCTAAACAACACCCTATGCGGATGGGTTAAGCCTGACCTAGTAATCATAGCTGCAAGACCTGGGATGGGTAAGACTGCCTTTATGCTTTCTAGTATCTACCAACTAGCTTGTTTAGATAGCGTTCCTTTGGCCGTTTTTAGCCTTGAAATGAGCTCCGAACAGTTAGTTGAAAGGTTAGAGTCAATCGGCTCACAACTGCCCTTAAAATGGCTTAGAATGAATACTTTGGATGCTACACAAAGAAAGGTTTTACTAAAGACAGATGACTTGTTACTAACCTCACCTATCCACATTGAAGATATGGGCGGTATAAGTGTAACCCAACTCCGAGCAAAAGCCACCATCTTAAAGCAAAAGTATGGAATCAAGGTAATCTTTATCGACTACCTCCAACTTATGAGTGGTACAGGCAAATCAAACCAAAACAGGGAACAAGAGGTTAGCTACATCAGTAGAAGCCTTAAAGCCCTTGCTAAAGAGTTGGAAGTACCTATTATCGCCCTATCTCAATTATCTCGTAGAGTAGAAGAAAGGGGGGATAAGATGCCTCAGTTATCTGACCTTAGGGAATCAGGTTCTATTGAACAAGATGCTGATGCAGTTATTATGCTTATGCGACCACATTACTACGAGATGACAGAAGCTATTGAGATTGGTGGCAAAGAGTATTCGCCTAACGATTTAGTAGTTTGTAAGGTTGAGAAGAATAGACATGGTTCTACGAAGAACATCGCATTAAGATTTTTACCTGAAACAATGAAATTTGAAGATTATTAACTATAAAACAAATAACTATGAAAACGGCAATGGAAATAGCTATTGAAAGCTATAAAAATGATGGGGTATCTTTCACTGATTGGTTTTTGGATAATTACGAAATGCTAATTGAAAAAGAAAAAGAGCAGATGCTATCCTTTGGGTTATATGTAAAGAAAAATGGATGGGTAGGATGCAAGATTGAAGATTTATACGAAGATTATAATAACCAAAACAAATAATATGAAACAAGTGTATGTAGGCAACAATCTAGGTGATCCGTTAGAATACGATTACGATTTAAATTATGAGGATGGCAAAACAATATGCTTATACTCAAATAATAGTGAGTGGTGTGATTATCTGCATGGACAAGAAGCAGGTTCTATTAAAGATATTGAAGATGGGTATCTAGTTAAGGTTGGTGAACAAAAGATAAAACTAGACTATGCAGAGATGCAAGTACTAAAAATCCTTTTGCTATCTGATTTAAACGATGCAGATTACTTTGAGATTAGAGAATCAATAACAATTAAAGCATGGCCAAGGGATATAGAAACAGGAGAAAGTTTGAGATAGAAGAGGCTAAGGCTAAGGATGGAACTTACCAGGCTATCAAACTTTTTGCTAAGAGTACCAAGGTTATTGTCATACATCAAACAGAAGCACTAAAGAAAAAGTATTTTCTACTTGAGTACGAAAATAATGGTGTACCTAGTGGCATAAGTGACACAAGAGCGGAATTTTTTGCATTTAACCTTGATTTAAGGGATAGAATAGTTTTTATAAGAGCAGAGTTTTTAAGGGTTAAAGCAAGGAGATACTGGAGAGTTGGAGAGATAAAAGTGAAGGATGGAATCAAGTATGTTAAGATGCCAACAGAAGAACTAATCAGGTGGTACTAAATAAAAAATATGAAAAGAGTAATTAATTTTAGTGGTGGTAAGACAAGTGCATTAATGACAATAATGAACTATCGTGAAGGAGATATTGTCTTGTTTGCAGATACACAAAGGGAGCACCCTAAAACATACAAATTTATTAATGACTTTGAGGCCCACGAAAATATACCTGTAACTAGGATTTCATACGAAGGTGGATTTAGAGGTATGCTTGAGCATAACAAATGGAAGCATATACCTAATAGAGTTAAAAGGTCTTGCACTATTGAGTTAAAGATAAAGACTGCTAAAAGATGGCTAAGGGCAAACTATGGTAAACAAAATTACGAGTGGTGGGTAGGGTTTAGAGCAGATGAGGAACGAAGAGTTAAGGGATATGAACAAAGACAAGCTTATATTCATCCTGTATTCCCTTTGTACGAACAAGGAATAGATAAGGCACAAGTAAATGACTATTGGAGTA